ATATCCAGCTTTAATTGCCGCGTCTTTTTGTGACATACCGGAAACCAGCGCAATGGCGAATTTTCGCTTCTGCGCTGTTAACATGTTTACACCCTCCAAAGGGGGAAATTTTCTGCGCGTGAGAGGGTGTGCGGTTTCGCGGGCGAGAGGGGTTGAAGCTTTCCCCTACCCCCCCTCTCGGACGGGCTCACCTGCCCTTCATGTCGTCCCGCGTCTTCTTCCGGTGACAGCCGTTTTCGCCGTTACAGAGGATCTGACAGTTATCATCGGTATCAGGGCCACCCTGATAGAGCGATACGATGTGATCAAGTTCAAACCCATGCGGGTATTCAGTCAGGCGACCGCATTCTGCACAGCAGGGACTGGCAGCCCACATTCGTTTTCTACGTTCCTGCAACTTCCAGCCCGTGATGCGACTGTCAGCGATAACCATTGGTTTCAATCGTTGTGTTGTGACTGCCAGCAACCGGGGCTTGAGTGTCGTTAGCTTTGCCATCCTGTACCTCTTGCAAGTCGCCAGGCTCGGCGGCGCTCGTTTCTTGGCTGGTTGTCGGGATGCCGTTCAACTGTCTCGCCATCTGCATGATCCACCAGCGAGTAACAGGGATAGATGACCTTGCTGCCCAACGCATCACCGACTGCATAGTCAGCTGCCTTGGTGCGGTCCCAGTTCTGCATGATGCGACTTAGTCCGCTGACTGGCGGGCTGTAGCACACACCATGAATCAGCCGGTCCATCATGATGTAATCGCCTCGGCGCTTATCGGCATCAATCAGGCTGGCTGCTATCTGCTGCTGATACTGCGGCGGTCGGCCCGTGCCCAGATAAAAGCTAAGCAGGTTATCGGGAAACCGTGTCAACCAGTCAAATGCCAACTCATTGAAGCCAGGTAATGGCAACGCATCATCTTCCAATATCACCACGCGGCAATCCTGCTGACTGGCCCACTCAATAGCGCGCCTGTGATTCCAGTTAGCACCACGATCTTGGTCATCAATCAGCAGGTGAGCATCAAGCCGGTGAGCAAGATGTTCAGCCTGTTTCCGGCGGGAATGATGACCGATTACCACCATTTCTATTCCGCTAAGCATTAAGCCCCCTAAACACTGGTTGAATATCAGGATACTTATTCCCTATATCCATATATAAAGTAAGCCATATTAAGTATCCGGCATCGAACCGGCTCTTTTCCCCTTTTAGGAGGCAGAAATGACACTTGAAGATTTACTAATGCCGGGCCGCAACTGCGGTGAATGCACGGCCTGTTGCACTGTCTTGCGTATTGAACAACCGGAATTACAAAAGAAGGCAGATGTACCCTGCCCAAATCTCTCTGCTGTAGGAGGATGTGCTATTTACAACGATAGACCTGGCGTCTGCCGTACATGGTATTGCGGATGGAGAATCATGCCTTTTCTCAATGATGATATGCGGCCTGACCGGGCGAAGGTCTTAATAAAAACAGACGGTTCAAAGTTCACATTTCAACCAACAGAGCAGAATGGAGCCGCTAATTTACTAGAAATGAAAGTAATGAATGCATTAGCGACAATCGCCTCGAACAATTTAAAAGTTGAGCTATCAGTACCTACTAAGCCTGGTTTCACAAACGCACTTGCCCCTGTTAACGATGCGTTAAAGCCATCGCTCGCCACAATGGATTTTGAAAAAGGAGTTGAAGCAATCAAAAAGGTTATTTTCTTTGCATCTCGGTCTCTGACTTTAAAAGAGCGTGATTAGCATCTGAGCTGTCATGATCTGCGTGCTTATATTGAAAGTTATTAATAGATTTCAACAATTCGTATGTAAATTTTATATCTGTATTAACAGTCATCAGGTTTTTATCACTAGTTATCATTTGTGTTTCCACCATGCTAACTCCCTACCGATGCCTTCAGATTTAAAAACGGTGTGGATCTTCGGCCCGGTAACGATGCGGTCACCGAATGACTTTGCAGCCATCCCAAATGCTCCCATATCAACCGCGGTCGCTGGCGCTGTTTCCATCTTCCAGAACCGCTGGCTCTCAATGCGGTAATGCAGCCTGACGATCCGGTGTGCGAACTCCATCACGTCAGCGCGCGAGCCGCCGAGGAGACCGGCGTTAAGCAGTGGGTCATCGCGGTGCTGATCAATGAATTCTCCGTATGCGCGCCCGTGGTGATTGGCCTTCATCCATCCGTCGGCGTAAGTCTTATGCTCAGAGCCAACGTATATCTTGCCGGGTACCATGTCAGCCCAAGGCTCACGCAACATCTCAACGTCAGTGCCATCCGTACACCAGACGAACCGATATTCAGGATGTGCTCTGAGGTGTTGGTAGATGTGAACCCAGCGAGCAAAGTACGGGCTCATCTGAACCGCGGGCACCATAACCAGCGAAGCGCCCGCAGGTGCAACACTGAGCTGATCTGCCAGCACCACAGCGTCGGCGCCGCGAATCGAAGACGACCAGGCAGACAGCACGGATTCATCTGATTTCATCGGCACGGCGCGCTGTGGGTCTGGCTGGCTGGTCAGTAAGGTGGTAATGACCACGTCACGTTCACACCGATAAGGGGCAAAGCCGGTATAGCCACTGTCACGCCTGCTGTTGTAAATCCCGACATTGCGCTTTACCAGCGCCTCACGGTCAGGCCGTGGAACAGAACGTTCGACAGCCGCATGCTCATCCAGCGAATAAATCAGCTTTTCCGAATCCGTTACATCAGCAAACGCCCACGTCGAAAGGCCAGCGTTATGGATGCGCAGCGCCAGATCGGGATGCTCGTACATACCACGACCATAAACCGGGTCAAAGCCGCCGACCTTCTCAATTGCGCTGCGGTGGTAATACAGCATCAACCCACGCTGGCCGGTGTAAGCGATATGTTGTTCATCCCGATACAGCACCGCCATATCTTTCAGCTTCTGCGCGCCAGCCAGATCGAGAAATTGGTAAGCCAGATGCGGCTCAGGTGATTCGACGTATGGGACGTGCCAGTTATCGCTGATCGGATAAGCGTCATCGTCCCACAGGAAAAGGTGCTCACACCCCGCATCAATCAGAGCCTCGATGCTCCGGTTCTTCGAAGCCACGATCCCCAGTGATTTCTCATGCCTGATTATTTCGATACCGCCGGCGGCGGCTGGCACAGAACCATCATCTATCACGATCAACTTAGCGCCAGCCGGCAGATGTTTTAGATGTTGCTCAATCGTTTTCGCCAGAACAGCGGGCCGGTTGTATGTCGTGATGGCAATTCCAATCCGAGAGCCTGAATTGCACGCAGACACATACGGGACACCATCAATAGTGACCTGCATATTAGCTCCAATAAAAAAAGCCCGCCGAAGCGAGCCTTGGATAAAACTAAATATATATTTAACTTATGCGCTTAGACTTTTTCTTTCCATTAAACGCATCCTCAGTTACATAAAAGATGTGAATCCACATAGAGAAGACAAATACGGCAGCAGCACTAATCCATGCAATTACAGGAAGTCTTGCGTCCATAAATCCACCATAAGGAATTACGGACCAACAAAGGCTGACATATGTATAGCATATGAAAAGAGGTATAAGGTTCAGTCTACTCAGAAGCAATAAGACAGCAGAGACCCCATAAACTAGCGCAAAAGTTAACCCAAAAGACACCTTTGCATGCTCAACTGTCATGAACACAAGGCACAGGTTGAATACAATAACTTCGGCAACTATAAGCCAAAGATTCCCAATAGATGGACCACCATAAGCAATCCGGTGTAAACTTTTTTTGATTTCCTTCAAATCATCTTCTGTACTCATTTATATACCCTTCTTAAAAAGCGAACAACGTTCGCAACGGCAAATAAGCCTAAGGTGAACACCCTGACTGTGTTCAGGTATATTGATTTTCCTTTTTCATAATGTCTTTTCTACATCTTACTAAGTCAGGAAAGCTGGTTCAATATAATTATACAAAGTGTAGCTTGAGGAGTTCAAAGTTGGAAAAAATCTTAAATAAAGCGCCATTTTTGCATGAATCTTGTTCAGGATCACGCAGCGCTTTACAGCGTGGCTAACCGTTTAAGTATGCATTGCACCGTGACAATCGCCATCATTCAACGTGTAAAGACGGTTATAGCTCAAGTGAATTTTGTTAGTCATTTAGCTGCACCTAATTGCAGTTATAAAAAAACCGCCTAAAGGCGGTTAACGTTGCTTATTTTTTTGTCGGATAATGTAATTTAGCCTTTGAATCTCCATTTCAAGCTCGTTTATCGCATCTAGAGCAACTTCAATCACTGAATTGACTGGCTTTCCTTTATATAGATCACTCGAATTCAACTTCCCATGTGAGGCTTCCAATAAGATGGAATATGCATCTTTCTCTGCCATATGTTTCCTCCCTAACCTAACGCTTTAAGTTTAGTCAGAGGTTGGAAAATTGAAGTTGCAAAAAGTCTTAAAGATCATCCCTCATTTAGAAATTTTACGGATGTAGTCTTGAAGATATCGGATCACTTGATCGTCTTTAATGGCGCTGGCTCGGAGATCGAAAACAGCCCGTCCACCAGCGCCAGAGAGTTCGACTTGTGCTGCATCGCCCACGCCGCCGGTGCCGGAAGTGCTGTTCCCGACGAGCTGACAGGTTGCAAGGTTTGCCGCGGCGATTCGCACCCGGCGAGTACCAGCAGCAACATCAGCGCGCAACTTATCATTCTTGGCCTGTTCATCTACCATTTCCTTCGTGTGCTTAGCATCCAGCGCCGCCAGGGCGGACTGTGCCGCTTCGGTGCGCTTCTGCTGGTTGGTCAGGTCAATTACGGCCTGATCGCTTTGTTTCTTCAGCGCGGCGGTGTGGGATTCATTCAGTTTGGAAGCGTCAGCATCCCAGCGCAGACCTTCAACCCACCAGGCAAGAGCAGCGCCAGCCACGAAGGCCATTACAATCGGTAAATTGTTATTCATCCAGCCCCCAACACGTCAACTCGCCTTCCTGATCCCGGCGTATCACTTGCCCAAGACAATTATTTGCCCGGACATTGCAGTCTTTCCCGCCATCGCGCACCCACCGCTTTATCTCAGCACAGGCACCACGTTTATCTCCGGCATTTAGTTTTTTGTAGAACGTTGAAGTGAAGCATTTCACCGGTCCAATGTTGTAGGGACAAAATGATGCGATACCGGCAATTTGGGGCTGAGTCAGCGTGACCGTGACATTATTTTTAACCCACGCTATCGCCTTATCGGATTCCAGTTTGTTCACATCGGTGCACTTCGCCGCAGTCAGCTTCATGCCTTTGTAAACAGGCCGCCCATCAATGCGGGTAACGCCGCGGCAAATAGTCCAAATCCCCACGCCATCCTGATAAGCCGTCAGACTATTACCTTCCTTTTCATCAAGAAATTGTCCGAGGATAGCCGATGCGCCAGCGCCAGAAATGATCAGAGCGATTACAGCTTTGCTGAGTTTGCTTTTAACTCCCGGCTGAGATGTCATCATTCCCCCCTAAGTGCTTTGCGGCGGTCTTCTTTGATTTTGAAATATAGATTCGTCAGGTATGTGAGGAGCGCGACCGATATACCTGCCAGCACACCTATAGCGTTCCACTGATCCGGACTAAATGCATTTAACAGGCCGTTCAGGACGCTACCGGCGGATGCTCCGTACGCAATGCCTGTAGTCAATTTGTCCATTCTCATAATCTCCCCCTCCGGTTAGCCGGTTGGGTCTGTAGTCATTTAAAGAGGTGGCGGCTCAGTCACTTTGCAAAAGTGGAATGGTTAGCTGATTGACTGGCCGCCAAAACGAAAAAAGGCCGCCTATTGGCGACCTCATAAATTGTTTTTGCCCCACCCGGCGCTTATCTCCGGCACTCTTAATGGCTTAGCTCTTGAAGGGGCGAAATGATTATCTCAGATGATTCTTAATGAAACTTAACAATAATTGCTATTAGCACTATTACCAGGCTAACAGTAAACCATCTGAACATTAACTATTCTTCCCACTCTTTCGCAGTAGCCGCGCTCATGCCCTTGAGTCTTCTGTCGCTTCTTGCCGCTTATAACCGGGGCATTTGTGGCTTACGCGCTGCTCTACCGGAGCTTGTTTTGATATATAAACCTTGACCCGTCATGACGCAGGCTCGCGCAACTTCGCGACTCAGTTCAGCATCATTAATGTTGCAATGGCTGGCGCCCCCGGCCTATTCGTTTACTGGTGCATTTTATTATCCTGCAGAAACGCAAAAACCCGCACGAGGCGGATTCTGGTTTACATTCGGCTGAGCGATGAAACGGTGCGGTCACAACGTGATGTTGATGAAATCCCAACGCTCATGCGAATGTGCTTTCCAATCACTCCGGGTTATCCCATCTTCGCAGACTGGAAAGCTTTGTTTTTTTAACGTTACGGTGCCGGGTGCCTCCCGGTGAACCGTTGGCCAGCCGACCTCGGTTCGCTGTCTTCTCTACGAGGGTAAGCTGATTAGCCCTACCGCATAGGTAGGATTCACCGCAACAACTTCAACGTATCATAATTACTGAATCTACAAAACCAGCTGGGACTTCTTAGAAGGTTCTCGCAGTCGCTCTAGCTAATACGGGATCGAACACTGATAAACCCCTTATCGCTGTAGGTGTCCTCACAACCGAATTGAGGGCATAAAAAAGGGCCGCCCGGAGGCAGCCCATTGGAATAGTTGATTTCTCTAACTAATAATGCCGAACAGCTTTGCCCACTCTTCTATCTGGGATCGATATATGAATTGAACAGACTGCAGGGAGTAACCGCCCTCGCCTTCTACAATTTGTGCAAGGCAAGGGAATTCTTTGGGTGCCTGACGCAGAATCTCTCTTTCAAGCTCGTCAGGTTCGAAAACCGAAGGGAACTCTTCATCCAAATGAAGGTAACCTTTTACTATCCATTCTCGATATTCAAATTCGTTATTCAGTAGCTTCATGCCAATACTCTCATGTGATGTTTTACATAAGATAGCAGGCATTCATTTAACGAACGAGATTGTAGCCGTACCATTATGCATATCTCTGATTCCCATACCTTTTGCAATTTCCTCAACCTCTTCTCGGTAAAGAAACTTTGCTACATCCGGCTCAAATGGGCCTTCCCCTCTAATGATGCATGCAATGCAAGGAAACTCACGGGGCATTTGGGATAAAAGCTCACGATCAAGCAAATCATGATCAAACAAAGGACTTAAAGAATCATCAAGGCGCAGAAGATCGTAGGTCATCCACATTTTGTAATCGAATTCGTTTTTTAGAAGTTTCATTGACATCTCCTTTTTAAAAAAGGATAGCAGCCATTTATGACATCGTTTTGTAAGTCTACAAAAACTAAACCCCGCTGGAGCGAGGTTCTCAGATTGTCTAAGCTTTGTGACTACGTGACCACTCTTAACAGATTACAAGTTTTTTTGCGGCCCGCACTAATGATTTTTCTTCATTTTTAATATATGGTTAAGTTTCTTAACTTTTGGAAAGCAGAGTTTTCTGCTAGTTACACAGCAACCGACTGTTTTTATTTATTAAAATATCAACTCTGTCTAGCTTTGATGTCTTCGTTAAGGAAAAATGATGCAAAAAGAAAGCCGGCAAAAGGCTATCCATTACAAGCGCGCAGTCATTCCAAACTGTAATGCCAACCTGCAAGAAATCGTCGAATCAATAATTTCTAAAGATGGAAGTGCGTCAAAAGTAGGCCTTAGACGCGAACAGATTAATCCTTCAGATATTGAAAGTGGCTACCGTCTCATTAACAGAAGCAGTGCCTATAATACAATTCTGTTTGGCCAGCTCATCCTTTTCGAACAAGGTAAAAGTCAAACATTCATGACTATGAGTGACGACGTAGATTTTTACGATATAAATGCCATTACGTCTAAGCAGATAAAATTAGACACTGATGAAGGTGTAACACCCGAAGAACGGGATAAAATTAAAAGGGAATTTATTGATTCCATCCTATATTTTGGCATCTTAAAAAATCACTTCATAGTTGTGCAGTCAAGTGCCTTAAGAGTTAAAGATATAGAAACTCATTTGAATTGGCTGATACATAGCTTTAGTGATGTCTTCGATGGTAGCAATGTTTTAATCCTTCAGGATAAGCCAACTGAAGAAACCATTCAGAAAATGCAAGAAGCTCCTGTTAAGAAAATAAATCTAGGTAGCCTGCCCATTAAAACAGAGGATTCTGAAGGAAATGTTAAGATTGAAAATATCCCATCGGAAAATCAAACATCAATCCCTTCTCTGCAAAAGGTTAAGAAGTTAAAATTCATGCCACAAGGAAAAGGTGGTGATGTAATTAAAGCTGCATTTGGTGAAGATTGGTTCAACGACCTACGTTTAGAAGATTCCCTTGATGAAGCAAACCTTCAAGTTAATCTTGAAATAACATATTTCAGGAAAACAACGAAGTCAGGACAAAAAGTGCTCGATACTTTAGCCACCTCCCTTAGGCATGTTGACGATGATGATTTACTTATTACTTTACAAGGAGGTGGGACTATCAAAGGCGGCGACATGAGGCTTTCAGGAAAGGTAAATGTCCAATACAATAATGGACTTCTTGATGAAAATGACCTATATTTACAGATGCATAAATGGTTAATCTCGAAAGTTCACGCTGGTGAGATTGAAGTTAAAAAATAATTACATTGGAGGTTAGAATGAAAATAAGAAAATTTATTGTCTTATTCATTTTAGCCTTCTTTGTTGGCTATTTTATATTTTCAAAAACATCTACTTATTTCGAAACAAAAGACATTCCTGCACCATGGATTATGGTGACGCTGCTTCTTTTCCCATTCAGTTATTGCGTTCAAGCATTATTTAAGATTTCTGAAGCTGATGAAAACAAGACACTTTCAAAAAGTGAGCTCAGGAGATTACAGCCAATAATAAATACTAAAAAGAGTAGATTAATGATTCTATTAGCATATTACATGTTATCAGCCATTATTTTATCTTTAGTTTTTTATATTGCGCCTAAAAACCCAGCTTTGGAAAACTATCCTCTTCCTATAGCAGGTGGCTTACTCTTATCTTCTCTTTTTTCATTTGTTTTTATAAAATCCATAATGGATGAAATACAAACTTTCAAATCTAAGCTAATGCATAGAGAGGAAGAAGACCGGAAAAGGAAAGAACTTTTAGATTTACTAAATAAAAAGGCGGAAAAATAATCCGCCTGGGGAATTTATTAATGCGCAAATTGCAATTCAACACCTAAAGAAGATAGACATCCTTCTATAAACCCTTCAGCTAACTGAATTGAAACTCTTATGACCTTTTCGTTTTTTTTCTGATGCTTTCCTATAGAACGTTTTGACTGATTGTAAACGTAATATTGTACAATTAATGCATATTCGTCCGGACGGCGTTGTTTTAAACGGGCTACACAGCTATCAATAATTAATCCGTCATCGTCACAGCATGATGGTTTTGAGGGGGATGTGGGCGGCAAAAGGCCTTTAAATCCTGCTGCAATAGGTGAAAAATCAACACCACTATTGTCTCTCGCCCACACTCCCCACCGGGATAGTACTTCCTGAATATCACGCATTATTCTCTCCACACTTTTATTTTTGTTTGCCGGTAGCGATAACACCCATCGCTAGCGCGCGGTCTAATGTCTTCATGACCAAATACATCTGATCACCATGTTCTTCTTCCCAAGCCGGGGTATTCGCATGAAGTGAGTCGTGACACCGTCTGCACAGCGGGATCACGAACAGGTCATGCGCTTTTGTTGCCATACCGCCAAAGCCATTGCCGGTGATGTGGTGAGGATCATCAGAACCGTTGCCACAGGCACAACATGGCTGGCGCTTTACCCATTGAGTGTATTTCGAGTTCTCATACCGGCGGCGCTTCGGTATCAGGGCATAAGACTCGGGCGTCTCAGGGTCGATGGCCAGCGCCAGCACTGGTTTGATATTGTTCGCCAGTTCTTCACGTGGTTGCCTCTCCCACGGGTTCACATCCGCTTCTTTACCCTGGCCGCCCGGCGGTTTGTATTTAACCCCCAGCGCTTCGCAAATTATTTCCGGCGGCAGCAAATGAGCCAGCCCTTTCGTCACTGCCCACCAGCACAGCTCCGGCAAAGTAAGGTGACGCCCGTCCGGCAGCCCATAACGGTACCGGATTGCCTCAGTCACAAACTCGGCGGCGTTCGCCAGCGCGATAGCATCCAGTTTTGGCGATTCTTTTTCCCGAAACTCGTTATCATGCGCCCAGCACAGGCAGACCACGCCACGCCCGCGCGGAACCTGCACCAGCTCATGGTGATGGAATTCCCCGTTGTAGTCCGGACATTGGCACACACGGTGACGTTTAACCCACAGCGTCAGCGCCGCCATGCCGCCGACTTTGGCAATTACCGCCGGGGAAGACAGGAAACCAGACAGGCGCGGATCCCGTGAAAGTGATTGTGCTTCTGCTGGCACCAGGCCATCCGGCGCAGTATGCAGGTCAGCAGGCTCGTTGGTGATCAGCAGGCGTTTACTGCTGAAGAACTTCACCATGTCCGCCGGCAGCGCGAACTGCACGATCCCCAGTTCTCGCTGAGGATACGGTTTTAACAAAGCTCTCACGCGTGGGCCTCCTGTTTCTGTCGCAGATAACCAGCCCACAGCCCGGCAACCCATTCAACGCCCTTCGCCGTGAAGCGTGCCTGACGGAATGCATGCTGGCTATTCGGGCTGGTACCGGTTTTTACCTGGAACCGGCCTGCCTCTAAATGATGGGCCTTTGGCGTCAACTGGCCTTCCAGCCGGTAAACAATGTCTTTCTCGAGCAAGAACATCCGGAGTTCCGGTTCTTTTGCATGCAGCAATTTGCAGACCGCGCGGAATCCCATAGAGCCATTAGCCATCACGTACTGATCAACGAATTCCACTTTCGGGGCCGCCAGCGCCAGCTGTGATTCCAACGCCTGTTTTTCTTCGGCAAGGTCAGCAGCCAGGCGGAGAGCCTCGGGCAATGACTGGGGTAACTGGCTTTTCGATTCCAGTTCCTGCCAGCGGTCCACTACCACGGCGGTGAATTCAGGCGACAGACGGGCAACCAGCACCAGCGAATCGCGTTTATTGAACCAGTACTCCTGATACTCCTGTCCGTTTTGTTCATGGAAATAGGGGGTGTGCGCCAACGGCGCGCTTAAAATTCCACCAACTGCGAGCCGTTCAGCTGACCGCTTCACATCGCTATGCTTACTTTGTACCAGCTCCGCAATCTCACGGCTCGACATCGTTACCACTTTTCCTGACAGCAAACTGTTCGACATAATCACTCCACACGTTAAGCCGGCTGCACACCGGCGGGTTTGAAATCAGTAATCGTTATTTCTGCCTTCCCTTCTTTGGTTACCGGTCCCCATTCGACCGTCATTCGTTTTACCTGGCTGTCGTCCTTCCAGATCCCCGCATGGGTCAGGCCATCAAACAGCGCCTTCTGGAAATTATCTAAATCGCGTTTCGCCCTGGTCGGCGGGTAGAGCACCAGATGCACATCCAGTTCGGTAAGTAGTGCCGTCGGGCGGCTGCGTAACTGCTGATAAATAGCGGCAAGCGCGTTTGACCGGAAGATCCGACCGCGCGCGCTGATGAGCACACCCTTTTTAGTTGAGCGCCAGTAACCGTTGACGCTCGGCGGGAATGGCAAAATCAGTCTCATAAGCTTCAAACCTCCATCTGCAATTGCATGTTGAAGCGGTCCCGGATTTCGCAATATTCCAACGTGCCGGTGCTGTTATAAGATTCGATGCGCTCCGCCAACACATATGCGCGTGTTTCCTTTGACTGAGGTGAATACGTCCCTTTCCAAGCACTATCAATTCCGATATTGCGGGCAATGTTGGTGCTGTCAGCTGACGCCAGCGGCAGTTTGGTGAAGATGTCCTTATTCAGCATGCGGAGACCATGCAGTTTGGTAATTGGCCGGCTATGAGCATCAACAACGTGACGAATGATGTCCTTCATACGGGCCACGGCTTTAAGCGGTGATTTCACGTCATACTCACCACAACTGCCAATGGCTACACGTGGGTACTCATGGCAAAGCCGGATAAAACGCTCTTCGCTTTCGTTCATGTGCCAAACCGGGCAACCGGTAAATTTACCGTGTGGCCACTCAGCCAGCATCGCATCATTCTCCGCCGCACCGCCGTCTATAACGTCAGGAATGACGGCGAAATCGAGACCAGGGTGATTCTTCCAGCGCTCCACGAAGTCGTAATAATCTGACCAGTCGATTATGTTTTTGCCTGCTTTCTTCCAGATAGAGAACGCGCCATTGTCTAAGGCGAATGACTGGCAGATTTCGGAAGCCAGCCCGAGCTGACTTGAATTGGCAAAAGAAATGAATGCATGGCCACCTGACCAGGCCCGCATCGCGCAGGTATCCGGGGTGATAGGTCCGCCGTGATAGTGGATCATCAGTTCACCTCCCCTGCTTTGATCAGGCTGTTCAGCACAGCATCAGCATGTTCCCGCGCCGCGGTGTAATCAGCCGGACAATATTCACCGGTGATGGATATGGCCTTAAGGTAATCGCGGTAGGCATCAAGCCAGATTCTCTGGAATTCGTTCACGCAGCCACCTCCTGAAGGTAATCAGCGCCAGCAGTGATCAACACGTCACGGGAAACTGTGGTGAACTGCCCGCGCGGTTTGATGAATGGCCGCCAGATAACCAACATGCTGCCCTTGCTGTTGCCGTTCTTCCCTGGCTTGCCGGTACCGGCATTGATGAAGGACAGGCGGCCACCAGTGATAAACCGGATTTCGTCGGCGGTGGTCAGCGCCAGCGAGAACCAGCCAGTTGATGTGTCAGCAGGCAACAGCATCACAACAGGCTGGTGCTGGGCGCGGCATTGTTCGGCGGCCTTCTCAACCCATGGGGTGATCGCGCTGTACGGCGGGTTACACCAGATTGCGCCGTAACTCTCCCACTCAGCCGCCAGTGCATCATCGGCTTCAGTCAGGTACCGGGCGCAGAGCGCGTTCTGGTGGTCGGCGGCGGCGTCAAGATAAAAACCAAACTCAAGATCCAGCGCAGTGAATACTTCCATCGGTGTCTGCCAGCGGTCTTTGTGCTCGATTGGTGTGGTGCTTGCGAATTCAGATATCATGCCTGTCCCCTTCCCTGACGTACTGACCACAGATTGCGTTCAAACTCGGCGACGATTTCAGCCTGTGTTTTAACTGGACGCGCGGACGTCTCACCAACTGCTGCCGCCGTGACGGGCTTTGGTGTATCACTCAGGGAATACGTGTTTTTTACACCGGTACGATCAATCACAATGTTGAATTGCGGCTTTTTACCGATCGCGTTGAGCGCCCCGGACGTCCTGTTTTTCTCCGGTCTGAAGCCAGAGTTCTTAATAACTTCTGCTTCTATGTCTGTGCAGGTTCGGGGAGTCCGATCACGTATAAGCTCGTCGATAACCAACTGCTGAAAATTTTTCATAACCAGCCCTCCCGTTTTTTACGGAGATACTCGTCATGCATGATCTGCGCAGGTGTCGGACCTGCTGGCGCTTTTGGCGCGGACAGCATCACAACCGGTGCCGGTACTTTTTCACCCTTCGCCAGGCGTTTTGCCCAGAGTGTCAGGTTGTGCTGTACGGATTTACGGACTTCACCCTCGGTGTAGTTGTTCTGCAGCATCAGGCGGCGAACGTCGGTCACAATCCAGTACATGATCGGCGCTGACCACGGGTAATCAGCTGGTGTGCTGTAGTCGCCGCGGCGCGCGCAATACTGGTTGAACTCGGTCATTACCTCGTCAGCAGACGGAAGGCCAGCAGCTTGAGCTGCACCGGACTTACACCAGCCAATGAACTTTCCACAGCTCGGCCAGAAGTCTGTTTCCTGCCGGCGAGCCATACGCATACCGGCTTTCACCTGTTCCAGCGTCGTCACGCCGCTTTCAGCGAATGCCAAAATCCACTGACGTTTTGCCGCCGCGATATCTGCCGGAGTACTCAGCGCTGTCTGGCGTGCAGCAGGGAAAATCTGCATCAGGTTAGTGAATAACACGTCGACCAACTTCTCGGCGTCAGCGTTCACGACACGTTGCGGTTGTTCTTCTGGCATCAACTGAGCCAGCGCGGCGCCGTCGCGGTTCTTAACTGCCATCATCATTTTGTTCACAGGGTGTTCTCCCATGCTTCCGCGCTGTTCCAGTGACCGCCAGCCGAAGTATCAGCCGGGACATTCGCGCTAAGTTTGATTGTCAGGTCGTCCCATTTCTCACGAAGTTTCGACGGGCTCAGGATGTTCTTACACCAGAAGGGATCGCGGTTAGCGCGGCCAAACAGTTCACAGATTTGTTTGTGGGTACGACCGTCGGCAGTACACATCAGGCGGACTTCGTTTGCCCAAAGGGTCATGTCCGGTTCTTTCGGTCGGGCAATCTCGCCGTCGCATTCAGCGGCCTGTTCGTACATACGGATAATCTTTCCCCAAATCCACTCAGCAGCAGTCAGGTCGTCGGCGCTGCCCCATTTGCGTTTTTTGGCATTGAACACCACCGCCTCTGGGTGAAGGGCAAGAAAACTTTCATCACTGCTGTCGTCTGGCTGCGAAGCGGCCGGACTAAGGGTTTTATTACCTTGTGGATCAGGTGTTGTAGTTACTTGTGGATCGGCTTCAAAATTTGAAGGGCTAACAGCAGCGACGGCTTTGTTATTTGAACCCTCAGAATTTGAGGCCTCAAATTTTGATACCTCAGAATTTGATGCTTCAAAATTTGAAGGGGTATCTGTGGAGTTTGCTTCTGCCGCTGCCTGAACCAGCTTTGCCACGTTGAGGCGATAAATATTGCTGGTATTGCGTCCTTTCGTTTTGCGCTCCTGTACTTTCAGCCAGCCACCAGCCTCGAGAACTTTCAACGCGCTGCGCACGGTGTTTGGGCTTTTCGCCCCAACCTGACGAGCAATGCGCGGGATGGAAGGCCAGCTGATACCGTCATCGTTGCTGTAATCAGCAAGACGGGACATGATCGCCACCTGAGAAATGGATAAGCCAGCAGGCGCGCATGCATCCCAAACTAGCCCCTGAAGTTTATTGCTCATCGGTCATCACCCTCTCAAACCGCGACTTGAATAGCTCGACGGGCTGGGCGCACTCATGCGGGTAACCGGCGCGCATGAAGATGACGCGATCCCCTGCTCTGTCGAAGCCCACGACGTGTACCACAACGCCCCGCCAATCCTTGTAACGCCTGTCCAGCTTTTGGATTTCTTCAGACATGCCGTCACCTTCTGGCTGCTCTGGCGGACGTAACCTACCCACCACGCCGCGAACTGGTAGTTGCACGGCATCCAGCGGTTACCTATCATCACTTCATACGAGAAAGAGCACGCGACTCCGCCGGTCACTGACTTACAGCGCATTTGCGGAACGCCAGCTTTTACGAGTAGACTGTTCATGCGTTTAATTACTCCACACGTTTAGTTAAACCGCCGACGCCTCGGGCCTGCACTCCTGAGGCGTCAACCTTTTCATGCAAAGCCACCACTGACTTCACGTACTCATCGCGGGCAGCTAAATGCTTACGATGAAGAGCCATAATTTCTGCCTTCTCGCCTTCATCAATCACCCCATCGTCAGCTATCGAAATATTTATCTGCTGATCGACCTTCCCACTCTTAGCGGCAACCTTTACCCCTTTGATAAACAGGTCAACGTGGTCCAGTTCGTCACGATTGGGGATTTCAACGAAAAAACCGCCGCGGCGCTGGGCGAAGTAGTCAGCCAGGTGATTGGTGCTACTGATGTCCTCCATCGCCTCCAGTTCAACAATTTCGAAGAACCGGCAGCCGTTTTTTTCGTACAGGTTGTTGTTGAACTGCGTTTCAGTCATTCCCAGAGCGCCAGCCATTGCTGATCGACCGCCGGGATAGGCTTTGCACATCGCTTTAACTACTGATTTCAGGTCTACCATTTCTCATTTCCTTGGGTAGTTATGCTCATGCCGTTTGGGAAGTAGTATTCCCGTAGATATCAGGCCGTAATTGACTCTTCGTAACAGCGCCAGCGGTTTCTTCTTCAAGACGTTGTGCAAGTGAAAAACCTGCTTTTTTGTAGCCATTGAAAACGAGTCTGAGATAACCACTGCTGCTACCGACTTTTTTAGCCAGGGCGTTTTGCTCTGGTTTCGTTAAAGCATCCCAATAGTTTTTAATCATATGTACCTCCGAGATACATTATGCACTATTTAAATGAACCCGCAAGATACTTGTACCCACTAGGTACACGAAGTTTAATGAGTGTATGAAGACAAACGATGAAATCCGGCGTGATAACGCCAGGAAGCTCAGAGATAGTGCCGGGGGAAATTCTTCCTTTGCAGGCCTAATCGAAAGAGAACCAACCCAAGTCAGCCGAGTGATCGGGAAGAATCCTACGAAAAAAATCGGGGATGATTTGGCACGTCACATTGAAAAGTGCTTCGATTTACCAGATGGCTGGTTGGACAAGGAACATCAGGCCACAAATATAACTTCAGCTCCGGATGTCACTGACACCGAACTCACCATCCAGATGGTGCCGGTGATTTCATGGGTTCAGGCTGGAGCTTGGACTGAAATTGGTTATTCTGAGGTAGATTTGAGTTTATCCGAAACATATCCCTGCCCGGTCCCTTGCGGGCCTATGACCTACATTCTTCGAGTCATTGGCGATTCAATGATCGATGAGTATCGTCCAGGCGATATGATTTTCGTTGATCCCGAGGTTGCGCCTGTCCACGGTGATGATGTGGTCGCGTTGCTGCTTGATTCCGGGGAGACAACTTTTAAAAGACTCGTTGAGGATGCGGGAACAAAGTACCTGAAAGCCTTAAATAAGGGCTGGCCAGATCAGTACATCAAAATTGATGGTAATTGTTCAATAATTGGCACTGTTGTTTTCTCAGGGAAACCAAGACGTTATAGAGCCTAATTAAATTATTTTCACGAAACCTGCTTCGGCAGGTTTTTTTTCGCCTTGACAATGTACCCCATAGATACATAATGTATCCACAAGGAACACGCACAACACCAAGAACAGAGCAGCTTAATGAGGTATCAAGATGGATATCAGCAAAACAACTTTCAACATGGCTAAACGCCGCGGTTTAGAAATAACAATCGAGGAATTGGATTCTGACAAAGAAACCTATACAGCGGTTTGCTTTTGGGAAGCTGATAACGATTGTGAATGGCTGTGCAGTTACCGCCTCAACGCTCAGAACCTAACTTGGAATGGCAATGTTTACCTGCCTAAGCAAATCAAGGAGGAGCTGCCAGCAACAATTGAAAGTGAAGCGGTGCTTCGTTCAGTAGTTCAGTTCATCGCTGCAAGTTTGCACTTTTCCACGGCGACGCACTGAGATGATTGAGAATCCAGAAAAAGAACTGAGCGATAGCCAGTTATCAAAGCTAATTGAGGCGGTAATTTTTGCAGAGAACCGCTTGAAGAATACCAGTCTCAATTTGCCGATCCGCGAAATTGCGGCCGAGTTCGCTAATTCATGCGGGGGGATAAAAGTTGAATTTTTATCCAGAGGCGACGGTGCCGCACTACGAGTGTTAATGGGTATGGCATCAGGTTGTGACCGCAAGTCAAAAAAGCGAAGAATGACAGCCTTAAAAAAGCTTCTGGAGAAAGAAGCTCGTGTTCGGTTAAAAGCCAAGCCTTCCGTGTAACACAACGGCAAGAACAGTGGGGGTTGAGGGACTCACTTACCATCAACCCGATCTGACCACAGAACCAGTGTTCTTCCCGTTGTGGTGAACATCGAATCACAGATTGCGCGATATGGTGAGAGGCCGAAAGGCTGAGGACAGAAACGCCGCCACAATAGCCCGCCGATGGCTCAAAACTCCCGGGGTGGATGTCTGACCTAACTATGGCAGTGACGGCGTGGAAGTAGACCGCTGACCGCTGGGAAAGACCAGCACACAACAGGCAAGGGTGTTCACTCTCATGGGAACATTCAACTCGAACGAGTGTTCTTGAGCGCCCTTTCCGTTGTGGCAAGCATCCGGTGATAGTCGGGTTCCCTACCCGATTGCGGGTTCGACACCCGCCGCCCAATCAGATCGACGTGGAACCTCGATGTTTGCTGTGTGTAGTTGCTTCGGCGGTGGCATGACTCTTCAACCATCCAACATCAGGGGGAGCGAAGATAATGTTCTGATCATGACCACCGCCAATTTTTTCGCAGACATAGACAAGGGTTCGCTGGCCCCACCAGCACACCCAGTGCGTCAACGGTGGCCCTTTTCTATGTGTGTGAGTTTCCCGCCCAGTGCAGTGGGCATAACAGGAGTGATTAACGTGAAAGAACTTTGGTTTAAGAGTTTGCAGATTTACCGCATGAGCCGTGATATCGCGCTCGATGCCGAGGAAATGCAACGCCAGTTGAGCGCCTTCATTTTCTCCCCGTGTGGTAGCCAGGATATGGCAAAAACCGGCTGGGTTTCCCCGATGGGTAAATTCGGTACCGAAAAACTTATCCATTCCGCCGGAAATCAGTTGCTGCTCTGCGCGAAGCGCGAAGAGAAAATCCTCCCGGCGCCGGTCATCAAAAAAGAACTGCAGGACAAGATCGAACATTTGCAAAATGAGCAGCACCGCAAGCTGAAGAAGACCGAGAAAGATTCCCTGAAAGACGAAGTTCTGCACAGCCTGATGCCCCGCGCGTTCAGCCGCTACAGCCAGACATTCATGTGGATTGACCTCGATAACCGTCTGATCATGGTCGCTGCTCTCAGCGCCAAAAAGGCTGAAGACCTGCTGGCATTGCTACGTAAAAGCCTCGGTTCTCTACCAGTAGTTCCACTGACGATGGAAACGCCTATTGAATTGAGCCTGACCGATTGGGTGCGTACCGGCGAACCGCCAGCGGGATTTGCTTTGCAGGATGAAGCCGAGCTGAAAGCTATTCTGGAGGAAGGCGGCACTATCCGTTGTAAGAAACAGGAATTGGTCAGCGACGAGATCAGCAGCCATATCGAAAACGGCAAGCTGGTTACTCAGTTGTCGATGAATTGGCAGGAACGCGTCAGCTTCCAGATCAACGACTCTTTCACCCTGAACAAGCTGAAACCGAGCGACACACTGGCCGATCAGAATGATGATATCGACCGGGAAGATTTCGGCGCGCGCTTTGGTGCTGATTTCATTCTGGTGACAAGCGAGTATTCAGCTCTGATATCGAACCTTATTTCCGCCCTGGGCGGCGAAGCCCAAAGATAATTTAAAACCTTCTGATTTTAATTAATTGCCATCACTGGCAAGGGATTCGTTCACGCCGAAATCAGCAAAGGGGTATTTCATGAAAACTGATATCGCTTTTTATCTGGTCCTCGGTGTGGTTATGGCAATCACTTATTTGGGAATGCAGATATGAAAGAGCGCCCTATTTTATTCAACGCTGAGATGGTTAAGGCCATTCTCAGCGGTCGAAAGACGCAGACGCGGCGGATGGTTAAATTCCCGCTTCGCGATGTGAATATGGGTTGTGAGCTTGCCGGTAATGAATTGGCCGGTGAGGTTAAAGCTGGTGATTACCGCAACTGCCCGCTGGGTCAGCCTGGCGATCAACTCTGGGTGCGTGAAACGTGGGGAGTTGTCAGCCACGCGTTCGATGACGATGGGGTGATGATTGACTGGGTACCTGATCGTCCAGCAACACCCATCCATGAACTGCCTTTCGGCAATGGATATTACTCAGGCCATGCTATCTATGCCGCTGATGGCAGTTTCACATGGGGCGATGATGACGGGTACGAAGATGGCCGGTCCTGTTGGAAGCCATCGATTCACATGCCCCGCCTAGCATCCCGCATCGACCTGCTAATCACCGGCGTTCGCGTTGAGCGCCTGAACGATATCAGTCAGGAAGACGCTAAATCCGAAGGTTGCTGTTATGGCCGTGGTGGTGGCGCTCCGGATCTGGCTGTATCCCCAGCCGACCATTTCCCTACTTTGTGGGAATCCATCTACGGCATTAAAAGTTGGGCCGCTAATCCGTGGGTCTGGGTGCTCGAATTCGAACATGTAGCGCCAGCAGGAGAGCAACCATGATTGAAAAAACTGAAGCCGGAGAAATTATTATTGGGCCAATCAATGATCCGCGTCTCACCCCTGGAATCAATCGCGTAAGAAGTGGTAGCACACAGAACTTTGGGGACCGCATCGTAATGGGCGGAAAACTTATTCGGGAGTGCGATTTCTCACTAACTCCACCCGCGAAGCACATTTATGCGTTGGAGATTGCTGGTGTTTGGTTATGGGTTAATGGCTGTGGTCACTGCAATAACAATGGCGAAAAAATGTCTTATCAGGTTTGTGAAGAACATGACCGATGCCAATGCTGCAATAAAAAAAGAGTTGATTGCACCGGCATACCACCGCGCAACGAATATGACAATGGTGGTGGTATGTGGGGAACTCGTGACGATTGTGGTGTCTTCGGTTGGACTTGTCATCCATGCCATGAGAGGCAAGAGGCTATAAGTCGAGAAGACGCATTGTCCCGCATCGTTCCAGATGATGAGTTCGATGAAAATGACTACGAATACGAAGATGAGGCCAAGTGCCCTTACTGCAACGCACAGGTATGCACTGACGAATCTTATGATGCAGACGGCGAAGAGCTGGAATGTGATGAGTGTGGCCACGCGTTCACCCTTACTGCAAATCACAGCGTTACCTGGTCAACATCACGTATCGCGCCGGTGAAGGAGCAACCTCATGACTGATACAACAGACATCAAGGCGCTGCGTGAAGCGGCTACCAAATATACCAAATCGCTTGAAGCGCACATAAAAACCCCATTAGACCCCGACTTAGTTCGTGATATGGATTCGGCGTTCTGGGAACTGACAGACCTCATAGGCAACAATGAATTGAGTATCGTTATCAACCTACTCGACCAGCTCGAAGCAGAACGCCAGCGGGCTGACCATAACAAGGTGATGCAGCTCGCAGCGGAAGATGTGTCAGCATCGGCTCTTAGGGACTGGAGTAGCGAAGGAATAAAACTTCACGCTGCCAACGAAGAAATAAAGAGACTTAAGGCAGCAATCGAGGCCGCTGGCGGCGGGGTGGACGAATGAAAATAGGAACATTGCGAGACTTAACCGCCCTGACGCATGAGCAGGAGAAGGCGTTCAAACGTATACAGCGAGCGCACAAGGACTTTCTGAAAGCTGGTGGCCGCTACTACGTCGTTCTTGAAACGGTTTACGCATACAACGGCCATAACTTCGACGGTGTTGACGGCGACGAAGGCGGGCTGAGCGAAAGCCTGAACTATGCGAACGATTTGTCTCTACCGAACATCGAGCACCCCAGCTTGTCAGGGTTCGCGGACGATGGTCATTACTTTATTCCAGCCGCAGGTGTCGAAGTTATTGCCGAATCAGACGTTGATGACGGATTTAGCGACTGGGACATGAACGACGATACTGGCGGCATCGTGAAGGATGGTGAGTGATATGGCAAACACACTTCTTGAAATCTGTAATCGCTGGCAGATTCAGCGCGCATTGATTCTGGACAGGAATCCAAGAATGGGGATCACTCTTGATTCCTTGGATGACATGATCGCTAACTCTGTACGTTCTGCTTTGACTATTGCTCATCGCGTCGATTGGGATTTTCGCGAGGCAGAACGGCTGGCAAAACAGGTGGCAGAGTCAGGCGATAGCAATGCCTAAGCGCGCTCATTTAGTCAGGCGGGCTTTCGTGAAACGAATGCTGAATTTGTGGTTTGTTCCAGTTGAGTTTGCGCCAGCAATGCCGCCAGGGGAGAAAATGCTCTGGTGGCGAGCGGGGAAATATTACGGCCGTTTTCGGGTCAGTCAGTAAACCGGTGTGCAGCCGGCTATAACTAAAAGTGTGGAGAAAAAGCGTATGGGCCAACTCGTACCTTTGATGGAATGGGCATCCAGTCCGAAAGGATTTAAATATCCACCAGCGCCAGCAACACTTCATCGGTATGCAAAAACCGGCCAGATCATACCTGCCCCGATTAAACAAGGCAGCAAATGGGTCGTTGATGAAGACGCGAAGTATGTCGGCGTTATTGCAAAAGCGGAGATACCGAATCACCTCCCCGCTTCTGTCAAAGCACTACTGGAGAAAACGATAAATGGCAGCCAGACCACGCACACATAAAATTAATATCCCCAACCTTTACTGCAAGTTCGACCGTCGAACCAGCAAGGTGTATTGGCAATATCGTCACCCGATCACCGGTAAATTTATAGGGTTCGGAACCGATGGAGATACCGCTCGAGAGGCGGCTATTGCAGCCAATACCATGATCACAGAGCAGCAATCAAAACAGATAAACTTTCTCGTTGATATGACTGTGAAAAAAACAACAAATAAAGAGGCGGGAATAAGGGTTTCGGACTGGGTTGGTAAATATATATCTCTACTTGAAGAGCGTTTAATAGAAGGGGAAATAAAGAAGGCCACGTTCAAAACACGTAAAAGCTGTGCGCAGGTTCTTTCAAAAAGGCTACCGAATGTGCGCCTTAATAATTTGGATACAAAGTCAATTGCCGCAATTCTTGACGAGTATAAATCAGAGGGCAAAAACAGAATGGCTCAGATGTTAAGGGCTACGTGGGGGGATATATTTAAAGAGGCCCAGCACTCAGGCGAAATAGAACCCGGATTCAACCCAGCTTTGGCAACCAGAGTTCCAAGAAATAAAGTAACCAGGGGAAGGCTTAGTTTTTCTCAATGGAAAAAGATTTTCGATAATGCGGCAGACCTTCAGCCCTATCTGCAAAACTCCATGCTTCTTGCCCTGATTACTGGTCAGCGACGTGCAGATATTCTGAACATGAAATTCTCAGATGTTTGGGACGGCCACCTGCATATCACACAGTCGAAGACAGGAACACGGCTAGCTTTACCTCTCACCCTATTTCTTCCAGAAATTAATTTGTCTCTTGATGATGTGATCAGGCAATGCAGGGACAGGGTGATGAGCAAGTACATGATCCACCACTCTCGCGCTCATGGTTCTTCAAAGCCTGGCGACCCGGTAACGGGAAACGGAGTAACTCGTATGTTTAAGCAGGCGCGTATCGCAAGTGCTTTAAAATTTACCGAAGGAACTACGCCCCCGACTTTTCACGAACAACGTTCTCTGGCTGAAAGGCTCTTCAGTGCGCACGGGATCAACACGCAAACTCTACTCGGACACAAAACGGCAGCTATGACTGAGAAGTACCATGACGACAGAGGAGCAGATTGGATAACGTTAGCTGTGTGAAAGTTACGGGATTACTCCCCAACAAACGGGATAAATTTTAAAATCCATTTTGGGGAGATGTTTTGGAGGGATTTTGGGGAAGAAAATAAATTCAGTAAAAACATGAGTTTCCACTTCCGCTGTTTGCGTTACGAACAGGCGCCACCGCGCCGTGTTCCGGCGACCTTTAAAACCTTGTTCGCCGGTATCAGTTTCATCCGCGCCCGTCCGGATGTTCTGGGTGTGATCTCTCTGGATCTGTTCGCGGTTTTGCTCGGCGGAGCGACCGCCCTGCTGCCGATTTTTGCCCACGACATATTGCATACCGGCCCGTGGGGACTGGGTCTGTTGCGCGGTGCTCCGGCTGTGGGTGGACTGATTGTCGGTTTCTGGCTGAGCCACCGCGCGCTGCAACGTAACGTGGGTATGACCATGTTTGCCGCCGTGGCAGGCTTCGGCGCGGCGACGCTGGTGTTCGCGTTCTCCACCTCACTGTGGTTATCCATGCTGGCACTGTTTGCGCTCGGCGGATTTGACATGATAAGCATGGTCATTCGCGGCGCACTGGTACAACTGGACACGCCAGACGATATGCGCGGACGCGTCAGCGCGGTCAACTCCATCTTCATCAACACCTCGAACCAGCTAGGCGAATTTGAATCCGGTCTGATGGCCGCCTGGGTGGGCGCAGTCCCGGCGGCAGCCATTGGCGGCATCGGTACATTGATTGTCGTCGGATTGTGGATGACCTGGTTCCCCGGTCTGCGTAAGCGGCAGAAACTGGAAAATGAGGTTGTTGAGGCGTAACGGGGGGTCGGGGAATTTTGAAACTGGAACAATTCAAAATTCCCTAATATAATCAGTTCATTCATTCACCAATTTTATATATAAGGAGGATCCCCATGCTGACCCGTGAATGGTTTTTATATTCACCTGTCTTTGGCGATCGTCGCTGCTCAGGCGTTTCCGGCTCCCTGCCGCGATAACCTGT